TATAACTGTGCTTGCAATGCCTTCGTGATATGGAATATAATACTTTTGCAAGGCATCGGTAGAATAAATAATGTGGTCAGCAAAGCCAAAGCAATCCTCCACCGTTTTTCGCATCGCCTCATGGCTCAGTCCAACGTGTGCCGGATTAGTCCTTGTTGTTTCGTGTAAATTATCGTCATGGTCAATAATAATCTTCTTGCCCATTCTCTTACACTCTCTTAGCATCTCAAAGTATGCCATGCCATTAGGAGACTTAGCCACTACAACATCAACATCCATTAAATCATACCACTTTGCCGATTCAATCGCAAGGTATCTTATATCATGCCCCATGTAGGCATAGCAGCCAACCGTGCGGTAAAAGTCGGTAGCAGGAGAGTTGATGTTTGTAAAAATGGCTATTTTCATTGTGTTAGGTTTATTTCTTCCCAGTTGCCTGTTTCCTCATTCCATGTGTACTCTTTACCATCATTTGGATAAGGTATAGGTGATTGCCAAAGGCAACTTTGCTCGTTCAATGTCCATGAGGGGAAAGGTTTAGGAGGTATAAAAGCATCCCTAATACTATCGTAATAGTAGCCAATTCCTGCATAGTTTTTCCTAAATGCTTTGCTTTGGTCTTGGCTTGGCGTGTTATTGTCGGCTTGGTAATGGATGCCGCCACGCGTGTTATATGATGTCCTTTTTGCAATGCAATTATACAAATTTGAATAACTTGTTTCTGTATCTAACTCATAAATTAGATAAATTTCATCTGCACCACTTATAACAGTAGTAACAAAGTTTTCATTATTTAATAATGCGTAATGTGCCATTATGAAAAGGTTACTGTTCCAGAATTTCTTATTTCTCTAATACTAAAGCTACCATCTGTGTAACTTTGTGCGCTTGTTTCAGCACCTCCAGACAATGTAATAGTTGCAGCAGATGTTAACCATCTAATTAAAACTACACCTTTACCACCTTTGCCACCAGGTGAAACATCACGAGCGCCTCCACCGCCACCTCCAGTAAAATCTGTGCCATTATTACCTACACCAGCAGTAGAGCCATTTCCTCCACCTCCAAGGCCTCCAATGCCTGCAATACTATTACCAGCGCCTCCACCTCCACCAGCATAATAAGGCGTAGGTATAACTCCTGTTATTGAATTTTGAGACCCAATGCCCCCATTTCCTCCTGTTGATGTAACACCATTGCCTCCTACTGCACCAGCGCCTCCACCGCCACCAGCACCACCAAAGTTACCTCCGTTACTGCTTGAAGTACCACCATTATTACCTTGTACAGGCGATAAAGTAGCAATGCCAACAGTTCCACCATCTCCAATACCAGCACGACCACCAGCACCACCACCAGAGCCTCCATCATCACCAAATCCACCATTATAATCACCACCAGCACCACCACCGTTAGAAGTATCATTATTGAATACTGAGTTTCCGCCAGAAGTTCCAGAGTTGCCATTATTAAATAATGTACCACCATTGCCGCCACCGCCAATAGTGACTGTAATTCCATTTCCTTTTGATAAAGATATATTAGTAAAATACCTATAACCGCCAGCACCTCCACCACCCCCAGCTAAACCGCCACCGCCACCGCCAGCGACTACAAGGTAATCAACAGTTACAGTAGGCGCAGCTACATCCAACGTCGCACCCGTAACCGTTGCAGCTCCCGTTACACTTGCCGCCATTGTTGCCGTTCTTTGTACACTTGCATTTGTCACAGAGCCCGAAGCTATTAATGATGATACAAATGTAACACCAATACCTGCCTCAACACTTGTCTGTGCTGTTGCAGTCATTTCAGCAGATATGATCCTTGTTATCTGTGCCTCAACTGTTGTTTGAGCCGTAGCATTCAACTCGGCATTGACTGTATAGGATAATGTAGCATCTGCCGTAGTGTTAGCCGTAGCATTTGCAGCTGCGTTAACTGGTATGGTTAACTGTGCTGTACTTTGTGTGTTAGCTGTAGCCGTTGCACTTGCCTCAATAACTTTGGTAAGTGTAGCGTTTAATTCTGTCGTTGCGCTTGTGCTTGAACTACTTTCTAATGTAACTGTGCGCTTAATTTCAGCAGCAAGAGTGCCTAATCCTGTTAAAGATGCATCTACACTAACTAAGCCTTGTGTAACAACATCAACATCAGCAGATGTCGTAGCACTTGCATTTAATGTACTTAATAATGTTTTGCTCACTAAAGCATCGCTTACTAAAGTAGCATTTGCATTTAGTGTACTATCTATATTTATAGCTTTAGTTACTGCAGCAGCTAAAGTGCCGTTTGCGCTAACATCGCTATTAATTGGTATCACTTTTGTAGCATTGGCAGAAAGATTGCCAGATGCAGAGAGAGAAGCCTCAACCAAGACTTGACCTTGCTGGCTCACTGTTAATTCAGCGTTTGTCGTTGCTATGGCATTCATTGCAGCAAGGACATTGTGTATCACTTTAATATTAGATGATACACTGGCATTGGCTGTAAGGATGGCAGCAACGGAAACACCGGTAAGTATGTAGGAGTCGTAAAACTCGCCTTGAAAACTTATAAATCTTCTATCGTGACTTACCTTTATATTTCTTACTTGATATAACTTCTCATTCCAAATAATACGACTTTCTTCATCAATACCTGTCGTATATCTTATTGTAAAGTCACTTATATTTTTAGCAGTATTCTTTCCATCAATTACCGTTTCATTGGATGGAGGTAACTTGCTTTCGGCATTCGCCCAAACGGTAGTTAAATCTGCCCATGACTCGGAAGCATAGCCTGTGTCTGATTTTGAACGTGTGACATTTTGGATAGTTATCCTGTCACGCATTCGACCAATAATTTCATTTTTGTTATACTTCATTAGAAATATTGAACGCGATATTGGTCAAGTAAATATTGAGATGCCGTAGGTAATTTCCTAACGTAATCTTGTCTATTCTCGTAGGTATCGGCTATCATTAATAAAATAGCTTGTCTTATTTGAAATGGCACACCGCTACTTTCTGTGTCGTATCCAGCCGTGTAAGTAATTGTAACATCATTTATATTCCCGTAAAGTGTAGGCCATGTTTTTCCGTAAGCAAGAGATAGCCGTGCTGGTTTACTAAAGGTGTCAACGACATACTCGGTCGCTGCAAAGGTTTGCGTAGTATTTTGGCTGTCTGCGTACTGGAAATTAGTAACGGCAATAACTGGAGATACACTAAGGTAAAGAGTTGGATTAGATAACCTATCAAACTTTTCAGTTATTGTTTGTGTAATTAATGCTTGGTTTAAATAACTCTCTGCCACCATCCTTGCACCTTTTATAAGAGTATTTAACATTGAATCTTCGTTTGAATCATCAATCTTTAAATAGCTTTTAACCTCGGCAAGAGTCCAAGGTTCATTAACAGGTGCAGTAGTTACTTTCCAAGCCATTTGATTATATTTTAAAATGGAGGACTATATTTCAAGTCCTCCAGATTAGATCCCCAATGAAATTACAGATTCTTTAGGTGCTTAATTGCAGCCGTATTAAGCAATTTGCCATCATAACGAGCATACATTAAGAAACCTATTTCCATCTCATCCATGAAACGCTCACGCAATGGTACAAGCACATTGTTAGCAACGGCTCGGATTATATACTTACTCCAATCTCCAAAGAAAATAATCTTTGCATCAGCAGCCTGTGCAGATGGTAAATCATTGTTCACAAAGAAATTGTAGCCCAATAATCTATCAGGTGTACCTTCTCTAAGTGATGGTTGGAATAATGGATTATTTGCAGTATCAAAGTTTAACTTCCTAACCGCGCTCAAAATCTGGTCATGCATCATAAATGCAGCAGATGGTGAGTTACGGTAAGCAATGTCAACTGAATGAACAAGGTCAACCAAGTTAGCAGCAGTAAACGCGCCAGTAGTTGCAGATTCTACACCAGAAGGTGCAACATCTCTAAATCCTGTTGGTTTACCAGAACCATCACCAGTTGTAAATGCAGTGTTCAACGCTCTTCCTAAACGCTCACCTAACATGATTGGTAACTCACTGTTTAATAGACCAAACTCATCATTTGCCCATTCAACAGATACTTTAACCAATGTGTTACAAACGTGAGCTGCAAAAGTTTCTCTTGTAAAGGTCATGTCTTGAACAGTTACTGCCGCTGCCTCTGTATGCCAGTTAGCACTTGTTCCGGTATCATTTACCTTTGGCCAGTACAAAGTGCCTGCTTGTGGAGTAGTTATTATACGGCTAACTTGTAGCATTGGACCATA